ACCCTGTTACATATACTTATACTGTCAATATATCTCAGACTGTTTCCAGTCAGATTTTTACACAGTCTATTGCTACAAGTAGAATTGAATCACAAACCAACCCGGACGTTGCGATTGCACTCAACACACTAAGAGAAGTGTCCCGTGAAGTACAATCAGAAGGCTGGAGTTTTAATAAAGAATACGACTATCCTATTGCACCTGACTCATCCAACGAAGTAATTATTGCTAATAATATACTCCATATGGATTTGAATAAAACTTATACACAAAACATGGATAGAGATAGCATTAATCGTGAAGGCAAACTTTATGATAAAACTACTCATTCATTTACCTGGGATGATGATACCTTATACGTAGATGTTATTTGGTATTTTGATTGGCCTAGTATCCCTACTGTCATTCAATCTTTTATTATTGCAAGAGCAGCTGCAATTGTGTCTAGTAGAATTATTGGTGATCCTAATCAATATCAAATTTTACTACAAAAAGAAGCAACTGCTAGATCTACAGCTTTAGAATACGAATGTAATCAAGGTGATTACTCATTCTTTGGTGCTCCTAAAAATGGTAATTTTTATCAAAGTTACCAACCGTTCCATACTTTACAACGCTAATGCCTGCAGTAACTCAGTTAATACCAAACTTTCTTGGTGGTGTCTCACGACAAAATGACGATAAAAAATTATTAGGACAAGTAACTGAATGTATTAACGGTTATCCTGATCCTACCTATGGTCTACTAAAAAGACCTGGCATGAAGTTCATTAATACTTTACTAAATCCTAACACTGTTAGCACCAGCTATGCTTCGCGTCGTTTTAATAAATCTGAATTAGATGGTGCTACATGGTTCTTTATTGAACGTGATGCAGCTGGTTCATATGTTGGCGCTATTATGGGTGGCAATATCTACATATGGACTCAAGACGGTCAAGGGTGCAGTGTTACTAATAATAGTGCTTCCTATCTTACTGGTACTACTAAGGATGATTATGATTTCCGTAGTATTCAAGATACTACAATCATTACCAACAAAACTGTTACTGCTGCTATGCAGGCTAACGGTACTTATATCCCTAAGACTGTTGCAACTCTTAAACTTAATACACTTGTAGATACTTATGTGTATACTGTTACTATTCAACACGTAGAGGCTGCAGTAACAAGTCAAAACAATACAACATTTGATGACATGTTGTTGTATGATTCAGGTGATGTAGACACAAACCATCATCTTGTCGATAAAATTAAAAGTGTTATTGAAGCACAACATTCAGCAGGTAATGCAGATTTTGCTGGAAGATGGTATTTAGAAGGTTATCCTGATAGTCTTGTTATTAAACGCAGTACAGGTTCTAATGCAGTTGTAACTGATTATAGTGCCGTTACTGGCACTCCAGTTGCCTTTGATATTGAAGCTAAAGGTGGTCTAAACAACGTTGCTATAGAAGCATTTGAAGATGAAGTAGCTGATGCTAGTAAATTACCTTTAGAATCTTTTGGTGGTCATAAAGTAACAGTAAGCAATACAACTAATGCTGAAGATGATTATCATTTACAATTTGTAGCATACGATACTACATTAAATAGAGGTAGAGGATATTGGGAAGAAACTGTCGCTCGTGATGTATCTCCTGGGTTAGATGCATCTACCATGCCACATCAACTAGAAAATACAGGTCCTACATCATTTACATTTAATCCTATTACATGGTCAGCACGTAAAGCAGGTAACGATGTAACTAGCCCATTACCATCTTTTATTGGTAAAAAAATTACAAATACATTTTTCTATTCTAATAGATTTGGATTGTTATCAGAAGATAACGTATTCTTTGGAGTAGCTAATGATAGCTATAATTTTTTTGTCAAGTCAGCTTTAACTCAGATCGATTCAGATCCCATTGATTTAAATGTAGCTAGTATCAGACCTGTTACTTTATCTGATGTACTACCATCTCCTCAAGGTTTAATGTTGTTCAGTGAACGACAGCAGTTTCAAGTGTTGGCTACAGATTCTAATGCACTTACCCCTACTACAACTATAATTAGAGCACTATCTAATTATGAAATGGCACCTGACATATCTCCTGTTGATGTCGGAACCGCTGCAATTTTTATAAATAGAGTACCTGGTTATAGTAAATTGTTTAGGTTACAACTACGTGATGTAGAACAAAATCCTATTGTTGTTGATATCAGTAAAGTTGTACTTGAATGGATACCCGATACTATCAATGATTTAAGTGTTAGCCCGCAGAACTCAGTTATACTATTAATTGATAATTCCACATCTTATCTATACCTCTATAGATTTTATAATAATGGTGAGAAAGATTTATTTCAAGCATGGACTAAATGGCAATTACCAGGAACGATTCAATCTGCAAGGATTATTAACGATTCTATAATTATTGTTTCTCAACATGAAGATGAATATACACTAGGTAAGATCATCCTTGATGAGATCCCTACAGGAAGCTCTCAGGTAGGCGCTACAAGCATTACTGGCAATACATGCCTAGACATGGCTGCAAGGCCCGTACAGCCTGCTTTCGGCGTCAATGCGGTGGTATATGATGCCACTAATGAGGTTACTAAAATCTATACACCCTATACACCAATATCACAAAAGGAAGCTGTTATGCTTCTTAGTGTACCAACAGCAGATGTAGGGACAAGTGCAGCAGTTGATGCTGATGCTGGTTTTTATTTAACGGCTACTGAACGTACTGAAATTGGTACAGGTTACCATTACTTTGAAGTTAAAGGTGACTATACAAGTTATGCAGATGGAATTGTCATAGGTTATGGTTATGATTTTGAAGTAACTTTACCTAAATTTTATTATAAAAAAAGAGATTCTATTACCTCTGATTATACAGCTACATTAACTATATCAAGAGTTATATTTTCTATTGGTAGGACAGGTCCAGTTTTATTTAAAGTAAAAGCAGGTGGTTCTGATGAATGGAAAAATGTAGAGTATGTAACTGATGCTAATACTTATGTAGCAGATAGTAGTCCTATAGCACAAGAACATCAATTCACTATACCAATCCATCAACGTAATACTAATTTTGAACTTAAAGTGACAAGCAATTATCCATACCCCGTATCGTTAGTATCGATGACATGGGAAGGTATTTATTCACCACGATTCTATAGGAGGGCTTAATTATGTCATGGACTGACATCTTTACAGGCAGAGACAGAAATAAAGAAGCAAGAGCTTCTGAAAGAGAGGCACGAAAAGCAGGAAAAAAAGCAGCCCGTAGCGAGTTTCGATATAATAAGGATCTGCATGACGCAGAAGTATCAAATTATTATGAAGAACGTGAGTATGCATACGACACTGCCATTACTAACTGGGAGTATGGTAAGCAAATCCAAGATTATCAGTATGCCCAATCTTTAGCTTCTTACGAACAAAGTCAACATATTTATGGTTCACAACTTGGTTTAAATCAACACGCAGCAGCATTAGCAATTAATGATCAGCAAGCTGCTATCCAAGACCTTGCTATTAGTCAAGCGTTTCAACGTGAAGCTATGCACGCTGATCTGATGAATGAAATAAAAAAAGGAGGTATTAATAAATTACAGCAACGCGCTAAATTATACGGCATTAAAAGTAACCGTAGGATTAGTGACGAATCTATTCAACAAAACTTAAATGAAGCCACTAAAAAAAATACTTTTGAAAAGGAAGCTAAGTTTGTTGAAGGTTTACAAAAGAGTGGTAAGGCTGCCTTAGGTCAAGCCGGTGTATCACGTAAAAAAACCTTACAATCTACTGCTGCTGAATCTTTTCGTAGTTTAGTTGCTCTTGATTCAAGCTTATCTGGTTCTAGAAACAAAGCTGCTGTAGATTTACTTAAAGTGTATGTTGATGCCGCCGTTGGGGAAACGCAGGTCGGTCTTAATTTAGATATGATTGAACTTAGCATTAACGCAGCTAAAGATGAAGTTAAATTTAATAATAGGGTTCTCGAAGCTAACATGGAAAGTGCTATCAGTCAGATGCAACGCAACATCCAACAGATTCAATTGCAAAAAATGGGTGCTGATCTTCAAGCTGAAGCAAACCTTAATATATTCCCTGAAGAGCTTCCTTATGCACCTGAACCACAGATGCCACCAGAACGTGAATTTGTTGAACCAATTATGAGAGAAGTATACGTTCCTAAAGGTCCACGTGTAGACACAGGTTTTGCAGCAGTAGCGCCTTTAGCACTGCAAGCAGCTTCGTTTGCAATGGGTCCAGGCGGCGCAGCTATAGGTAATCTCTTTAATTCTGCTCCTACGCTTCCTGTTGGTAATATTCCTTCTATTGCTGGCGGTAGTCTTGGCGCTGGCGGTGGTTCTATGTTTGGAAACACCATAGGTAACTTTGGCGGTGGCACCGGCTACTTTTAATTAACTAACTAACTAACTATGGCACGACTACAATACCAACCCGCTACAAAACCAAGAGGATTCCAACCTATTCAACTTAGTAGGGCTGGTATTGCTCGAATGGAAGAAGAAAGTAACCGGGTAATCCGTAACTTAGAAAAACAACGTGACGCTACAAATCAACAACGGCGAGAAAATCTGCAAGCAATGCAGGCAAACTCTGCTTATGAACAACGAGCACGTGAAAGAAATCAGCGAATTGTAGAAGCTAATTTAAAAAGTGAGCAATTAAGCATCCAAGCTGAACAGAAAACAAAACTACAACAAGCTGATGCTAATGCAGAATTAATTGAGTCAACAGTCAAATCATTAGTTGATTTCAGTGTAACTGCCGGTAAGGTGGCTGCTGAAAGAACCAAGAAGATGATTGTGGACCAGACTGCAGAAGGTGCTCAATTCCGTCGTCAAGAGTATCTAAATAGTCCTGAACTAAAAAATAATTTTGCAATAGCTGAAAGTCAAATCCCTGTTCAAACAGAACAATTAGACGCTACGCTGTTGCTTGATGGTGCTAAAGGTTTTGACTCACCTTTAGAAACAGC